AACTACCACCTCCAGGTAAATTACTAACAATCTTCGTTACTTTTACAGGAGTATTACTTAACTGTAATGAAGCTGCTGGGTATCTAAAACTTGCACCCGAACTACTAGAAGTATAGTAATATGCATATTCCACATTTTCAGTAATAGTTGTCAGTGTTTTTTGTCTTTCAAAAACAGTAGTTCCGTTGTAGATAATCTTATCAAGTCTTATCATAAAAACTTGTTCCATATCTACATATTCAACATTTGCTACTGTTGTAGAACCAAATTTCAATGGCATAACTTACCTCTATTTTGTTGTGATTGTAAGAGTAGTTCCACTCAATGAATAAGTAACCTGTGTTCCAAGCCTATTATTTATATCAGATATTGATCTCTGTAATTCTGTTTTAGCTTCATAAACTTTGTAATCCATTACAGGATCAATTGTCTGTAATACTTCTGCTTCTGAATTTGCTGCAATACATACAATTTCGTCTTCATATTCAATAGTAATTGTAAATACACACTGAACACCGAAAGCATTGTTATTTACAACACTTGCTGGAGCTGCTGATAATTGTGTAACCACGGAAATAAAAGAATCTCCATAAGTAGATACTTTTGTCTGGGATGTTACATCTACACTACCACTAGCCGTACCAATAAGATAAGCGTTGTTTTCTCTGACCGTTAGAACAATGCTGTCTAAAATTACTTTCTTAATATTCTGGCAAGGAACATTAATTGTGAAGTAATAATCTTTCCCACCGTTTGTAACAAAACCACCTGTTTTTATATTTCCACTGAATGTTTTTACAATAGTTTTCTTTTCCGGTGATACACCACTTGTAAACTTTCTGAATTTCCCGGTAGTTGGATCTACTGTATTGGTCTTGTTGTATGTATAAATCTCCCCAGTTTCTTTGTCTGTACAAAAATATGTATCAGGCATACCACTGTCTTTCATAGCGAGCATTTCTGCTTTTGTCAAAACAAGTCTTGAATCTACTGAATCGGATCCACCAATCTGAAATCCTGACATTAATGGAATAGCCATTGTCTAACCTCTCTATAATTTGAATGTAAGTCCAAAATTAGTCTGACTTTGAACTGTAGTTGAGCGATAAACCATAAGTTCATAACTCTTTCCGTTTTTTGTAACGGTTACTTTTCCAACTTTGGTGAAGTTTCCTAAGTTTTCAAAGCCGTTTGCGTCCAGGATAGAAGTCAAACTACCGTAAGAATAATCGTAAGCAAAATAGAAATACTGTTCACTTGCCGTGAATTTGTATGTCTTATTTCCCTTTGAAGAAACATCTTCTGTGAGAGTTGTTGGATCTGACAATGAAGCATTAGCCGAAACACCGTAATAATAAGGAATTACAAATGATACAGAAGAAGCTGCCTGTGAAGTTTTTCCCTGACTGTCTGAAACAACAGCCTTAAAAGTTGTATTGCTTGAAATTCCAGTTCCAGGAGTATAAGAAAATGCTCCAAAAGTGGACTGTGTTTCAATTAATGTACTTCCGTCATAGAGTTTAATATCTGCAATGTCAGAAGTTCCTTTACTTCCTGATGTTGTAAGTGTGAGAGAAGTAAGAGGACTCCATTTTACTCTTAATGATTCTACAGAAAGTTTTAATGAAACAGAAGGATTAATATATTTCACAAGCAGTTTCTCAAATATATCTTCAAGAGGTGTTCCCTTTGCTAAGTTAGTTCCAGAGGGAATTCCACCACAATCAACGTTAGTAGTAATTGCGTGTGAAAGTTCTGAACTACCTCCACCACCTAACTCACCGTCTTCATACATTTGTTGGAGTGATTTTTCACTTCCATCTTCTTTAACAAGATTTAAGTGTTCGCCCATTACAGCAGGGAAATCGGCCATAGGAGCTAATGTATCAGCAAGTTTAATAGCCATTATTTTACCTCCATTGTGATTGTTCCAAGTCCACTCTTTCCAGTACGATAAATAGAATAGGTTACTACACCACCACTTGCATTAGTGAAAGAAATTGATCCACAATCTTCTACAGTTACTTCAAATCCACCGATCCAAACACTTAAAAGTTTTCCGAAAGAAGAAGGGAAAGTAATAAACCCATATTCACCAGCACCAACAGTCATTTCATATTTTCCTGTTTTTGACGTTGCAAATTGATTTTTTGAAAGTTCAAGTATAAAACTAGAATCGTAATCATCAGGAATTGCTGCACTTCCCCAATATGTCTTGTTCCTGAATGAGATTGAAATAGATTTAGAACAGGTATTCTGTCCGTCACTTGCACTAAGGGTGAAAGTTTTTGTTGTAGAAAGATCTGGATATTCTCCGGATCTTGTGTTTTCGTCTTCAAGAGTAATGTCTGTTAATGTCTGACTTGTAATATCTTTGTTATAAGTCCATGAGAAAGTAAGTTTACCTGTTGAAGCTCCAACTTCATAAGTAGTTGTAGCCGGAGAAACAGAAAATGTTTTTACTTCCGGTTTTACATAGTCAATCTTTGCCATAATACCGTCAATTGCTCTTTTCACGTTAGTCCAAGCTGGATAACTTGAATTTTCGTAAGATATGTCTTCTGCGTCCGATCCTGGAGTAATTTCTCCCTTTATTTTTTCTTCAAGTTTGTGCAAAGCTGCAATGTCAGGAATTTTGCTTGTTTCAACTTCTTCCCCAGTATAATCCGATACAACGTCCTTTAATTTGCTTACATATTCTCCCATATCAACGCCGAAAGAAAGAATTGTAAACGGAATACGGTCGATCCAAATTGTCTGTTCAAGTCCAATTTCATCATTACTCAACACACCGTCCAGGTTATAATCATTGGCGGCCATATAATAAAACCAAATTTCATCAGCTTTAATTGTGAATTCTTCACCGTCAATTGAGTAAGTAATAGTATCTTCTTCCGGTGTGGCACCTTCTGTATAAACTGGCTTTTCGTCACAAGCAATGGACTTTTTCTTGTTCAATGTTGCTGCAACTTCATCCGTATATGTTTTACTTTGTTCATATATTTTTGTATCAAGGTATCTGACAGATCCTTCTGTTTCTGCATTGTTATTGAGAAGATCTGTTGTTTCTTTTACGGATTTCAAATCATCATCATTTGCTTTAGCGTCAAGAAGTTCATTTACTTCAAATTTTTTGTAATAGTCTGTAAGATCCGTTGATCCACCGCCGGTTACTTCTCTCCACTTTCCTAATTCAGGATCTACGGTGTTGGACTTCTTAAACATATATTGTTTTCCAGTTTCAACAACCGTTGTTACATATATTTCCGGCAAATAATCTTCCCTGAAATCAACCATATCCGAAAGAGTTTCAAACATTGACCTGACGTTATCAGGCTTATTTCCTTTATAGGATATGTTATCAAGCATTGATACAGCCATTTTTTACCTCCTTTTACTTAAATATAAGACCAATGAAAACCGCCGGCCGTTTTTGATTTATTCAAACAAACTTGATAAATACCTTTTATGCCAGTTCTCTTCACAGCTTCTGCAACAGATATATATATCTTGTCAGTTTCTACACATAATACTTTTCTAGCATTGTATCTATGAAGACTTCCATTTTCATCCTTGCTAAACTTCTTTATTTTTTCAATCCATTCTTCATTGGTTACATTCCCTTTATCACTCATATAAATAAAATGAAATTCAGCATTAATTGGATGTTTCTTTGTTTTTAAGTAATGGCACAGTTCGCTACGAGGAATCTTAAATTTGTTACAACATTCAGCTTGAGTTTCAAATACTTCATTGGTTTCCAAACACAAAACCTTTTGTCCACCATGAGCTATAGATATATTTCTTTTCCAGGTATTAGAAAGAGACTTTTTTTTCTTATCATTTTTTAATTTTGTTTTCTGATCTTCTATTTGTTTAATTATTTCTTGATTAGTATATTTCTCCAAACGTTCATCATCACAGAATACAAAATAATAACCTTTTGTTTGTGTTAGTTTTCCTTTCAAAACAAGATATATATTTGAAATTTTCAATTCTTCCATACAATATTTCATATTTGTATAAATCTTCCCAGTATTCAAACATATAAAAGGTTTTGAACTTTTAAGGTTTTCTCTCTGATTTTTAGTCATTGGAATACGATTTAATTTTACTGTTTCTACAATTTGAGCGATTGTTTTTACCTGATCTTCTGTCAGGTTTTCTATTCGTGTTTTTGATGAATTTTCTTTGGAAACAATAATAAACATTATTTTGTTTTTATGTTTCATAGACTTATCTATTGAAGACTTAAAGTAATAGTAATGAATTAAAATATGATTATATGCTGATAAGCAAACAATATTGTTTTTATCATTAATCAAGGATTTGTCTATACTACGAGGGATAATGTGATGTTTCTCAAAATATTTATTTTCAAATGTGTTTTCTGAATTTAATATTTCGATAATTTTTTGAAAATATGGAGAATCCTTATCACATAAAGTACATAATTTATCGTAAATGTATTTTTCCATTATTATTCCCTATTCAAAAGTTAATTCAACGTTTTCAGCTGCCGAGGCGTCATTTTGTGTATATACATAGTACGGTATGCCGTCCACATTTATGGTGGTACGAGTGAACGATCCTGGATAATAAGTAAAATTATTTACTTTGTCCTTAATATAAGACAATGCACCCAATGTAGTTGGGTACGCATAAACAATCTTGTTATAATCACAATATATATTTTTATACACAAATCCTTTAGTAGTCTTCAAATTTTTATTCAAAGTCTTAATTATTGCTTCTGTAGGTTCTCCAACAATTGATTCAACTATTCCATAATACGAATTTGCAACAAAATTAATTGTTGTGGATGATCCGCCAGTATTTCCTTCTGTATCAGTTACAACAATCTTAAACGTAGTAGTTGCTTTAATTGGTGTTTCTGGCTTATATGAACATTCAAAAGATCCACCTTTGGAAATTCCTGTAGTTACTTCTTTCAGAAGAGTTGATCCTACATAAAATTGCAGCTTTGAAATGTCATAAGTCTTTCGTGTTAGTGTTGTATGGATAGTAATTTCGTTTACTTCGTCATTTACAATGTCATAAATACTTGTAGACGGTACAAGAGAAATATTTCCAACCGGATTTTCTGTTTTAATTAAAATATCCTTGATAATTGTTTCAAGAGTAGTTCCTTTTTCGTATTTCTTTCCAGGTGTAACAGTTCCAATTGATACTGTAGCAATCAGGTCTTCACTGAGTTTATCTGTTGCTTCAATATATCCTGCGTCCAGTTTATCCCCATTTGAATATTCAATAATAAGGTGGTTTTCTTCATCAACCTCAACGGATTTAATAGAGATTCCGTCAGTTCCTTTCCTGATAACAACAAAAGACCGTCTTTTTTCTCCTTCATCATTTTCCCAGGATAATTCCAGTACGGTGTCTCCGTCTTCATTTACTGAGGATCCAACAACTTTACAAGGAGCACCCTTTACAGCTCCAAATTGAATTGCTGTATCTTTTGTATATTTCTTTGCAAGTGCAAGTGTAACTATATCCATAAATTACACCTCCGACCAAACACCATTAGGGAAAAGAACATAACAGGCTCCAGATTCCGCCACAATTGCACATGATCCAATAGGACATGGACCTACATCATTTTCAGTTTTTCCATTTTTTCCAATTTTTTTATCTGTTGGTAAATTCGGAATATCACTTTCTGTATCAACGTAAAACGTCCAACCATTATTTTTTGATCCGTTCGCTATCATTGGTTCTTTCCTCCTTTCTTTTATTTGTAATATATTTCGTTACCATAACCACAATGGTATTTAACAATCTGAAATACTCTCCAGATCTTCCAACAATTCTTTCTATCCATAATTACTGTTTTAAGATTTAGGAAAAACGGAGGTAACCAAGTAACAAAATCATAAGTAAAACCATAGTTTTTAATTGTTCTGCATGACTCTCTGAAATGTTTTCTGGAAGAAAAACCAAATACAATTTTTGGTCCACCAAAAGTTATAAGTTCATCAACTTTCAGTCCAGTCCTGAATTGGTAATCTTCGGCCGCTAACGGAGCGAGTCCACCACCATGAGACCACCCTGTAATCTGAGTTTTATACAATGGAAAACGCATTTTAGCGTCAATAAATGCTTTCATTATTTCGTCATTACAGCTTTTCCAGGCTTTGGCAAATCCCCTATGAACAAGAAAAAAGTTCTGCTGTCTTTTGTATGGCTTTACTGGGAAATCAAGATTTGTGATCCAATCCTGTTTGCCGTTTGACTCTTCAAAAAGAAGACGTATAATTCCGTCAGATTTATCAATAAGGATTTTCCAATCGACTTCAAGTCCTGATGTTATATAGGAAGTCTCACGGATCAGATTGAATATTTCATAAGGTTGCATTTTATAAGTTCCCCATTGGAAGATTACTGAATTTGAGTTTGTTTTCTTTGATATATTCCTTAATATCATCCTTATATTCTTTAATTCTGGCACCAAAATAAGCGGATGTTGCCGACTGAGTAGAGCTGAATGACTCTGAGATACCGTCCATAGAAAGTGATGAACTTGAAAAACCTGACATAAGTCCGTCACCAACGATATTCAAAAGTGATACGGCACACTGTTTGCCGATTATTTCCCTTAAATCATCAGGAATATCTGCTGCACTTTCAAATCCGGCGTCATAGTCAATTTCATAGAAAATATGAGCGCCGTATGTTGCATTACCATACATTCCTATTGAAGTCATAATTCCCATTGTTGTATCTGTAGGCTTTACAGGTCTTCTTGCATAACGGATAATTCCTTTCTGCTTGTCTACAACTACTTCCGGCAATAATGAAACACTAGGAATAGTTCTGTTTAAGAGTTTAAGTTCGTGCAATGCACAAATAGGTCTCTGGCGGGTACGGATCATTCCATATTTCTGAATCCTTGACCATGAAAATTGATACAAGTCTTCTTCTTTGTCATAGTCAACACCCTTAATTAATCCCCTTGCCTTTGGATTAGTTCTATAACGTGTTTTAATGATTTTAATGTTTAGAAGTTTTTCGAGATCTGCAACGGCAGCTTTAATCAGGAATTCTATCTGTTCATCCGTAAAAGTTGCTCCGTTTGTTGCTTTGAAGTCTGTTCCCCATAGATATGTATATCTCAGATCATCAGGGCAAATTACTTTTCCCCAATCTCCTGGAGCTGGAGTATAGTTATTGAATGAATATCCAATAGGTCCGGTAATTCCACATCTTACCCAGTTTGAATAATCATAGTCTTCTGGTTCCGGATTCTCTACATTTTCACCACATGCACGATAAGTGAATAATCCGTCTTCTTCTAAAAGGTCTAAAAAAGCACCGTTTCCTACAGCTTTTATTTCTGTTTCTTCATCAGGAATAACAAATCCGTTTTCTGTATAAACTTTCCAAACGTCTGAGCCTTTTTCAAGTCTCTCTACTCTCTGATTTTCTGTTACATTTGAAACAGTAATAATTACTTTATTTTTCAAACTTTCTGCAACGATCATTTTTTACACCCTCTAACTAAAAAAACGGCCGTGTAAATCGGCTAATAACCTACACGGCCGGAAAAAAACATGGAGCTTTTTTTTCTATGGCAATCCCCTACCTGTTACCTTTCTGATACTGAATAGCCAGGAATACGGCTCAAATGTTCGGCGTCTTTCAACCCAACTTTTGCTTTGCCGTTTTCATCAAAAGTAATAATTGCTCCTGATGTTGCCGAAATTTTTCTTCCGGCCATTTCCTTATTAACCACAATGTATGTTTTTTCACCAAACAAACACCGTTTTGGTTCTTCCGGTTTAATATCTTCTTTTTCTTCCACCTTAACCGACTCTACCGGCACTTCTGTTTTCACTTCTGCACCGGTAGTAACGGCAGCGGAATTTGTTCTTGGTCTTCCGCTTTTTGCCATTAGAATCCGCCTGTGTAAGCAATGTTCTTAACAACTGAACAGAATTCAGGAGCACGGTTTTCAAGAGCACCGTAAAGAACAATGAGGAATGGTGTTTCCGCTTTGTCTGTTGGATAAAGAGGAATTGTTGAACAAGGAAGCAGCTGGTCAAATGAGAGAATTGGTGAAGTACGTCCTTCTGAGAGAAGAATCATTGAAGCTGTTCCAGGAAGATCTTCGTTTTTGTCAACGTAAGTTGTGGTTCCTTCTGGAGCTTTTCCGATCTGCACCATTTCCATACATTCTGTTGCGTCTTTCTTAGAACGACAGATAATGTAACCAGTTGTTTTTGTATCACCTGTAATTGTGAGTGTTACACCGTCACCGGCTGCAACTGTTGCGGCTGCTGCAAGTTCTTTTCCTTCTGAAATACCGTATGCGTTTACGGCGTGAACTGTATACATATAGTTTCCGGCGTCTGCTGCAAGGAATTTAGATCCTGCTTTTGTTGCGGCTGAGGCGGTGAAAGCGCTTGGTGTTGCTGGACGTTTGTTAACGTCACCCTGAGCGTAAACTTTTCCTTTTACCTGGAAGAATTTGTCTGCACCGGCGTCACCTGACAGCTTAATTGTTGATCCAATTGCTGTTACGTGATCAGGAAGTCCCATACCAGTTGTGTTTACGCCGTTGTTAAGAACGTAACGTGAACGGTCAGCGAAAAGATCTTTAATATCTTTTGCAAGAACAGCCGGGAAGAATGATTTGCGAAGGTCTCCACCACGTTCCCATACCTGACGTGCTACTTCATCAAACAGAGCTTCACCCATAGAGCCGATAGAAGCACCACGAGCGTCATGTTTGTAGGCTTTTGTAGATTCTTCAATCTGAGCCAAAAGTCCGTCAAATTCTGTTGGAATAACCTTTGAATTTCCGTGGAAAATCTGGTGTTCTGCACCTTTGATAATTGTTTCAATACCTGCGAGTTTTTCGCTTGCCAGTGCACCTTCAAAAGTCTTTGCAACTTCCATCTGTTTTGTTACAGAGCGGCGTGTCTGGAGGTATTTCATTTCCAGGAATTTTCTTTCAAGTGCCTGATCTGTTTCTGCACTTGATCCACCTTCTGCTACAGAAAGGAATCTGTAGTCACCGTGATTTGTGCGGCGGTTGAATTCGTGAACTGTAGAATTTACAGGTTCTTTTTTCAGACCGTTAAAAACTTTACAGTCTTCTTTAAGCTGTGCTACAACGTTTACTGTTGTAGATTCCAGGTCTTCCGGAATCATTGCACGTCCGTTTACATAAGTTGCCGAGTCTGTTCCGTAACCGGCTGTAAGGGCCTTGTTAAGGGCTTCCTGTTCTGCTCCATTTGAAGCTGATGTTACATTTCCGTCAAAAAACATAGTTTTTTACCTCACTTCTATTTTGTGTTTAGCGATTTTTCATTTCTTTTGAAATGAAATTGAAACATTCGTCTGACATTTTCTTTCCTGTTTTCATTGCAAGCTGTACTTCATTTTCGTACATTGTCGATTTAACAAGATCGAGTTTTCCGGCTGCTACAGATTTACAGAGAATGTCTCTTACAGCAAAGAAATCTTCCTGAGTAGGTCTTCCCTCTGGCTGTGTAACCTGTTTAGCTGCCATATCAATTGATTTTGAAATTGTAGAATTCATTGGAAGTGGTTCATCCGAAAGAGATTTAACCATTTCTGCCAGAAGCACGTTTGCCTGGCCAAGATCTTCCATTGATTTGCGGAGTTCACGGAGTTCTTCGTGAATAGCTTCATTTTCGTCTTTGAGAGACTTAATAAGCTCTGTTCCGTCTACCATTTCTTCATCATCAAGAGACTTTTTACAAGACTTCTTTGTTTCTTCTTCGTCCTGATCGTCTTCTTCGTCCTGATCATCATCAAAATCGAATTCAGGTTCATCCTGATCATTAATGTCTTTGTCTTTGTCCTCTTCGGCCATTGACTTCAACATTTCGTCACAGGTCTGAGCAAAAATAGACTTTTTCATTTTGCTTGATCCTCCCTTATTTATAATTTCACGGACAATTGTCCGTGCTTCATCCTTATCAATTCCGTTATCCAGTAAGAAATTAATTGCACTTGCATATTCAGTAATATTTCCCTGTTCCATTTCTGTTTTCAGGTCCTGAATTACGGTTTTTATATCTGACTGATCAACGTCAATTCCGGCATTTTCTGGCACTACATTAAAAGTATTTTTTGCCATATCTTCCGGAATAAGAGTGTTTCCACCTGTTTTTGTTGCGGAATCTGTTCCATATCCGGCGGAAAGTGATTTATATGTATCTGCAAATTCCTGAGCTGTAAGTGATTTTGCAAAAACAGCGGAACCAACAGTGTTGTTTACTGGAGAAGTTGTTAAAGCAAGATCATTCCACAATACATGTGTAATCTGCTCCACACCGTTTGCTGCTTTTTTGATTTTTGGAAAAATACCACCAACAGAAGCACGAATTCTTGTTGATCCGTCCTGTAACTTCTGAATAATGTCTTTTGCTTTTTTGTTTGATTTATAAAGAATACCTTTCACAAAAGTGGATTTGCCGTCCGTCCATACGTCCAAAGGTTCCCCGATTACGTTTTCAGGAACACTTTCTACAGAGCCGTCCGGCTTTCTCATTTTGTGCTGATGATCCCAAGAAATGACACCTTTTTTAATAAAGTTTTCTTTTGACTCCATAAGGGCCGACTGTAAAACAATCTGATCCTGCAAGTCTACATTTTCATTACTTGCTTCAACCTGAAATATGTAATTTCCGTTAGCGTCTGTTTTACCGTCTACTGATTTACAAATTGAAAAGTCTAAGAAAAAATCATTATTGCCGTAAAAATCCATTTTCGCTTTTACTCCCAAAAAAGCGTTGGATTTCCAGGTTAAAAAAAGAAAAGGCAATAACGCTTTTTTGAACGTCTATTGCCTTTTTTAAGTGCTTATAGATTAATTTGTTTTAAGTTTAATTTATCTTTTCCACACCGTCAAGTATATTTACTGTTTGCCAATTTCAAGAATCTTGTCTCTGATTATTTTCTTACATTCAGAGCTTATTACATCTAGGTCTTCTTCATCACTATCTACGAAAGGACAATTTGCACCTGTAAGTTTACAAAACATACAATCACAATACACATATATCATTTCAACTGTTTTATCCAGGTTCGATAAGCTGCTCTTTTTAATTTCTTCAAATTGCATTTTTTACCTCACTGTTTTAATTTTACACAATGATTCTTTTTACTTCATTCAACTCTTAGTTGAAAACACGTTTAATGGATTGAAATTTAATTCTTCGCCCTTTCATCATTTTACCAAATTCTTTTCTTGCTTTGTTTTCGGTTCTTGCCTGAATCTGCATGAAAGAAAGTCCGCCAAAACCGTTTACTCCACCGTATTCCAGATATTCAATTTCAAATGTTTTCATTCTGCTCCCCTTATAATTCAATTACGGCATAACCGATATTTTTCAAAATTTCTCTGTCATATCCAAAACGTTCCTGAGCAATGCAAAGAATCATGTCATTCAATGCACTTTCAGGACAATCTATAATTTCACTGTGTGCCGTTGGATTAAGTCTTGCTCCGTCCTGTCTTGTATCTCTTACTGTAATTCTGTATCTATTCATTTTTCAATCTCCTTTATTTCATAAAAATCAGGTTCATAAACACCGTTTTTCTTATCATCCAATTCGTAAAGTTTCAGTGCACTTTCTGCGGCAGCCAAACTTTCGAATTCGTCTATTACATTCCCACATTGCTTATCTTTAATAACAAATCTTTTCATTCATCAACTCCCTAAAGCAAAGTTGAAACAGTTTTCAGGATCTTTTCATCAACAACCTGATAAATAATGGCTTTGTAACCAGGACACTCTTTTTTCAATTTGTTGATTTCATCATCAAGTTTCTCAACTGTACTTCTTCGATAATAAGCAACCTTTTTGTCACCCATATCAAATTCAATTCTCCATAACTTTACTTTCATTTTCTGCTCCTTTTAGAATTCTGCTATTAAATTTCCGTCACTGAATTCGGCCGTTGCTTTTTCATCAGGACCACCAAAATACCAACCTATAATTTTTGTTGACTTAATATTTCCGTTTGGATGATATGTATTTTCAAAAATTACAGTCCGATCCATTTCAGGAATGTAACCTACTTCAATTTCTTTTTTCGGTTCTTCATTTATCCAATAACCAGGATTTTGACACAGCCACTCCCTAACCTGTCTTTTATGTTCTGTACTCCAAAAGTTTTTATTTTCAAGACAATCCCAAACACTAGAGCCATTTTCTCTGGCTTCCTGAACTATCATCATTCCATATTCTTGAATTTCATTCATTTTTTTTAACTCCTAATAATTCTTCTTGATAATTTTCCAACCGGCTGCTACACCGTGATTTTCATTACAACCGTTAGCACACCAATAAATACCGTCTCTTTCTGCAATGAACCAACAGTTATCAGGATAATCTTTCAAACATTCTTCATAACCGTATTTCGCGAATTCCTTTGAATAAGCCGGATAACCGTCCAAACACTGATAGTGCATACTTCCTGAATCATCCCAACTATAACAGTAACCAACATCAACCAATTTGTTCTTTTCGATAATTTCCTGACTTAAAATATTTATCATTTTCTTATTCTCCGTAATATTCTTTCTGTCTCTGCTTAATCCAATTGCCCTGATCCTTTGCAAAGAAAGTGTAACTCTTGCATGGTGTGAACATTTCCCCATATTCAGGAATTGCACTCAACTTACACCGTTTCTGTTCGCCATTATTAAATTCAACAAGAATTGTCTTTTCTGTTTTTTTCAAAACCTTACAACCAACCAAAAGATCGTGCTTATTCCAGAATCTTGCCCAATACTCTTTTCCAACTTCAAACTTTGCCATAACTAACACCTCCATTCGGTATGTTTATATACTACTACTACCAAAGTAGTATGTCAATATATTTTATTATTTATTTGCATTTTTTTTACAACTTTAGTAGTATATTAGTATGAATAAGTTAAAAGAAATGAGAGAAAAAAAAGGATTAACACAAACCCAGCTTTCTGAACTATCAGGAATCGGAATTCGTGTTATTCAGTCCTATGAGGGAAATTTTGAAGGATCAAGAAAAGTTGATAAAGCTGTATTAGATACATTGTTAAAACTTGCGGCCGCTCTGGACTGTAGAATTTATGAGTTTTTGGAAGATCCTGAACTACAGAAACAGTTAGTAAAATATGAAAATATGGGAAAATAAGGGAAAATAAGGGAAAATTTCCCTTAAAATGTTAAATAAAAAAGCCGGATTATACATCCGGCTATATTTTTATATTTCTATCGAATCTAGGTTACTTCTGTAACGCACTGATTGAATCAGACTTTCAATTCAAAGAAACATAATTTTTATTTTTCAGGGATTCCCTTTTCTTTTCGTATACGGTCGATACGTTCATCAATTTCTTTCATAATTTTGTCGGCACTACCATATCCAGGCTTTTTAAATTCTTCTGCTGTCAAGCTTACGTCTTTCAACCATTTTTCTTCTTCTTTCTTATCCATAATCGAGCCTCCATTCATAAATAATTACTTAATTTCGAGTATTTTGTCAAGTAAAATTACTTACTTTCTGCAATTTTTACGGCATACTGTCGATTTCCGGCAGCGTCTTTGAAAGGAACATAATTGTCATAGAAAATCCAGCTATCTGCATTTTCTTTTATCTGATCAAAATTTTTCTCATTGTCTTTCATATTCAACAACACGTCAGGAGGTACAAGTCTTCCGGTATAATCCAGTTCTTTTGTATCTTCGTTTTCTGCATAACGCCCCATTGCACGGCTAAAACTTTCCTGTTTTGGTACGTGCATATAACAGGCTTTCGTTGAATATCCATTTTCTTTCGCAAGTTTCAATTCTTCAATCTGTTTATCTGCATTAGACATTGTAATATCCATACAAATATTCAGCTTCCTCTCTATTGCTTTTTTCATGATTTTTTTAGCAAGATCGGAAGATTCTTCGTGATATGCTCTTGCTTTCCAACCTTCCCAACCTGATGAATCCATACCGTTTTCGTGAGCTTTGTTCGCAAGAATTGTTTTTAAAGCGTCTGGATCAACTGTAATACAATCATTGTGATCATAAACACCGTTTGGATTTTTTGCTTTATCAAATGTTGATTTTCCTGATCCACCACGGCCACCTAAGATAATAAAATAAGGTGTTCCCTGGCTTTTTTCAATTATTCTGTCGATATTTTTGTTACTGAAAATCTCATCAATAATTTCATCATGAATTTTCTGTCTTTCAGGACTATAAACAGAATCTACACCTTCCCCTGAAACACGATATTTAGAAATTGTTTCAGGTTCCTTATTTGCCCTTTCAACGTCTTTCAGAAGTCTTTCTTTAAATCCTTTAAGATCTTTCAACTTTGGAACATTCTGAATTGCATAATCAATAGCTTTTTCAATTCCTTCTGGTGTTGAATCCATTTCATCATTTTCATGATATTTATTATATTCTGCTGCATTAAAGAATTTTGCCGGAATTGATTTCTTGTCTTTAGATTCTGTTGGAGTAAGTTTTTTTCCAAACGGAGCAATATTTTTTATTCCAGAGTAATTTACACTGTATCTAACACCGTTTGAGACCACAATAACACTTGTTGGTCCAACAGCTGCAATTCTCCCCTTAATTGTGCTTCTTCCGTCTGTGAAGGTTATTGCCTCACCTTCAAGATTTTTTATTTCTTCAAACTTCTTCTTGTTCTTATCAAATTCTTTTTCTTCTCCACGTCTCATACCAGGGTATTTTTTAGAAGGCTGGTTATCGCCGTTCTTAATCCATTTGTGGATCAAGTGCCCTTTTTTGTCTGTACGTGTTTCCAGGTGTTTTCCCGCCTGAGTCCAGGTTGCTTTTTCAATGCTTTCAAATTCTGCTAACAGTGATTTTTCAATCATTATTTTCATAATTTTCCTCCCAAAATAAAAAAAGGTCACTGGAATTCATAATAAATTCTAGTGACCTTTGAAATGTTTTCTAAATGATCTTGAATTGATATTACTATAGTTTTTTGTTTTAGTCTAACATTTCTACTTGTGGAAGACCGTATACAGCTCTCCACAAACTAAAAGATTTCTTTACTTCTTTGACATTTTTAATTTCAGGCGGTATATTATCAGTAGAGCCGGTCAATAAAAGTGCATTGGACGTGTTTCCAGGCGGTATACTTGAGACCGGCTTAATTTCTATATCATCCAAGTAATGATGATAGTATAAATGACCTTCCACCTTATTTTTCATTATCGACAATACAACATTAAACGGTTTCCCATTTACCGTAACATCACAATTATAATAATCAAAACCTTCGATTTCTTTTCTTCCTTTTTTGTCTGGTTCTGAATGATTATATTTTGCATTTTTTAATACATATTTTATTTGTTTTATTGATAATATTTGTTCACGAGATTTCGATTTACTAAACCATTCCTGAATACCTTTATTTGAGATTTTTATATCATTTCCAGTATCGGTGTTTGTTACAACATCATCTTTCATAGTTTTTGCGTATTCCAAACAATTCATTTTTAATTCTCTATCTGAAAATGTTTTCTCTTTTTCGTTTTCAATTATGTTTTTCCCATAAGTAAATTTTCCTAACTCATCATGATTAGTATTCATTTTCTATTCTCCATTAATCCAGATTAAAAGCTTTTCTCCAGGGATTTTCAGGAACAGATTTTCTTATATCATCCGAATTCTTATCAAATCTTTTTGAAAGTGGAATGATTTCTCCGTTATCATCATAAGTAATTGGAGCAAGTGTTTTTCTTGCTGCACTTAATTCAGTTCCAGTATATCCCAGTTTATCAAGTGACATTTCACCGCCTTCCCATTCCTGTGGATCCATTCCATATTTTGCTAACATTTCATCACATTCTTTCTGAGATAATGCTCTTTTAATTTTTATGGATCCAGTTATTACCCAGTTACCTTTACCGCCTGTCTGAGCTTTTACTGTTGGATTAGTTGTATACTCATACATTCCGCCCTCAGGCATATACTGTAAATCAGCTTTTTTCTCATTCAGGGTTCCGTCCTTTTTTCTTGCTTTCGGCTGGTTTCTTGCTTCTTCTGTATAATCGTGATCGGCGTCTACTTCAATTTCAAAAATTACCTGATTCCAACGGTGTACATTTCCATAATTTGAATTTTCGTCTTTCTTTCCACCCTGAGGGAAAAATGGAAGATCTCCACCGTGCCAACCTGGACGATATGCTACACATGTTACAGATTTAGCGGTACTTCCTTTTGGCAAATACCCTCTTTCAATAAGTTCATTCCTTACCTGATTGTTAGGAATAGCAATTGAAACACCTGTTTTCCCGGCGTCTTTATTTGTTGCATTTCCCATTGTTGGAACATAAAAACTACCGTTATCAGCTTTGAAGTGATAAGTGTCATTCGCATTTAGCCATACATTAGTTGGTAAAGCTGCATTATTATCAACAAATAAAGCACTAGGACGGCCGTTTTCATCCACATAAAAACATTTGTAATATGTTTTTGTTTTTTTTGGAGGAGCTGTAACCCTAACTTTATAGCCGTTTCCCTGTTCTGGAATTGCATTGTAAAAACCTTTCTCTGCTGCACGATCCATTACCATTTTTTGGATCTTTTCTGTATCTCCACTTTTTACGGCGGCAAAATATTCACGATCAAGTTCTATATCTGTCTTTTCAGTTTTTACAGGACGGTTATTTGTTTTCTGTTCATCAGGTCTAACCCATACTGTACGTCTATGGCCGTTCTTATCTGTTACTTGTTTTCTTACAAGTCTACTCCTGTTCATACTTTTTGCTATTTCTTCAATCTGTTCTGTAACTGTCATAATGTTCCCCTCACAAAAAAAATAGGCTATTGGACCTTCTGTTAAATAGATCCAATAGCCGTTAATTTCAGTTTTTTAGATAAATCTTTCCCAAGTTCCTGACTTATTCAATTTGAATACTTTTCCTTTCCAGGTTCTCAGGTCTCCAACATTGTAGGACCTTCCTAAATAGAAGTCACAGAATTCAAAAGCCTTGATAAACATTTCGTCTTCTTTCACATCTGACTTCTTAACCTCTCCTGCACCGTCAATATCAATCTTTTTGTCTATTCCGGTTTCTGCAAAAACACGATTTACAGCCATACGGCCGTTTCTGTTCAACTGTCTCTGCCATGCACCCTGAGTAGGAGACCAACGGAAACCGTTAGACTTGAGTTTTGTAATTGTCTCGCGGTCTGGTTTTCCGTCATAGATAATCTGAATACGATCCATTTCCAGGTTTTCATAAACGTAACCGCCGTCAAAATCTACACGTCCGACACTTCCTGAGTTTCCACCATTTTCTATTTCTTTTGCTGCAAGTTTTTCGATAGCTTCTTTTCGCTTCTGTAATTCTTCAAGACGCTGTTTATTTCTTGCTATTTCCTGAGTCTGGTTCTGTGGGAATGGATGATTTAATCCCTGTTTTATCTGTTCGATTGAATATCCTTTTCCCTGAGCAAGTTTAATAACTTCACGGTTTACTTCCTTACGTTTTTCAACGTCTTCTGGTGAGTCATTCCAGTTCATTGTAGAGATTCCAGCTTTTTTACACTGTTTTCTATACATCAAAGTAACGTCATGAGCATTTTCCATAAACTTGATCTTTCCTGAGATTTTCTCAATTGCATAAGGATCTGTAGAGTCAACTTTATCGTTATAAGAGTAATTACCGTTTGCGTAGTCTTCAAAAACACGTGCTTTTACTTCTTCTTCGCTTTCTGCTCCACCAGTGTATTTAAGTTCTTTAAGGCGTTTCTGAGTGTTTCTGATAAACTTTTCTTTCTTTTCCTTGAATTCATCATAAACCCTCATTTCTGCGTTCATTTTCTGTTCAAAACGTTTGAAATTGTATTTAGCGGGACCTGCAACAACCCAAGAAGGACCGGCGGCAAGTCTCTTACTTGCCATTTTATTAAAGCTTGATCCAACAAGTGCGGCAAAAGCATTAAGTCTTTCCTGGAAATATCCTTTCTGCTGTTCATTCATTGTAGAAACATCAAACATTTCACGGAAATTCTGCATTTCTGCATTTACATCATGTTGATAAACGTCTCCGGCACGTCCTGACATTGAGTTATCACTTACTCTTTGTGCAACATCAGGATTAATTGTTGGAATAGGTGTTGTAATATCGTCTTCTGTTTCTACAGTTTCTACAGCTGGAGTTTCTTCCACGATTGGTGTGGTTTCAACTGGCGGAGTTTCTTCTTTTACATAATAATCACCGTCATAAGCTGTTTTGTGCTGTGACAGAATATTTCTTCTTTCTTCTTCTGTAACGCCTCTTGAGATTCTTTCATCAGTAATTTTTCCAACTTCTTCTTTAAGTTTTCTGATTGAATCTCCATTTTTTACCCATTTCTGATAATCCGAATTTGGATCATCATCGGCACCTCTCATAAATCCACTGTTATCGTCATAAATCTTTTCATTTTCTGCTGTTAAACGTCCGATTTCTTCTCCGATCTGCTTGTTTTTGAGTTTCAATTCTGTATCGGTTAAACCTTTATAAGCATTTTGGTTTCCAAGCATTGCATTACTTCTGTTCTGGTGTTCTTCTGCCGAAATTTCCCTTGCTGTTGCTTCTTTCAGTTCATCACTAAGAGCTGCATAACGTGTTTTAAGTCCTTCCAACTCTTCGTCTTCGGCTGTAAACATCTGTCTTCTAACGTCTGCAAGTTCATTAGCAATCTCTGTTGAAGATCTTGTAGGTGTTTCAGGTTCTTCCGGTATTTCTTCTGTTGCCCATTCACTTTCAGGAGATTCCCTAATAGCTTCAAGTTTCTGCTGCAACTGTTCAAGGAATTTAGTGTTACTTGCAATTGTCTCAGGATCATCAGAATTCTTGATTTCCATTTTAACTTTGAAAATTCTATCTTCCATAGTTTCAATTGCCTGATCTTTTGTCATTCCGTCCAAAATTACCGGCGGATCTTTTTTCCACATTTCTGCAAGTTTTTCAAGATTTGCAATAAATTTATTAGTAGCTTCAACTTCTTTTTTACGTTCGTTTTCTTCCTGTTCCTTACGTCTTGCGGCTTTTTCACCTTCTTCCCACTTCTCTTTTACTTCTTCTTCGTGATTTCGTCTTTCACGGTAAGCTGCAAGTTCTTCGTCTGTAGGTTCTGTCAGTGTCTTTTCCAGGTCTTTTATCTGTTTTTCAAGTTTGTCCTGATCTTCTTTTGACATTGCTCCCCATTTTGTAGCACGTCCACGATATAACCGATTTTTAAGAGCCATTACTTTCAAATGGTTGTAATAAGGATGATCTGGCTTTACATAAGCACTGTCCGTGTCAAAATAATCTGTCATAGAGTCTGAATCATTCTGTGGGAAGAAAATAGACGGAATATGATCGCTATAACCGTCTGCCATAAGATCAATAATTTCGTCTGGAGTTCCTTCGTTATTAATTCTTGCACGAATTTTCTCAAGTTTTCCGTCTTTGTTCTTTATGCCGTCTTTAGTGAAACGGTATGTTGGAACAATTGAATTATCTGTCTTTTTAGATATTTCGTTATCAGATCCCAAAACCATATTGAAGAATTTTTCTGCTGGAGAATTTCCCTCTGTATTATTAATTTTTTCTTTCAGGGATTCAAAAGTTGCATAAACTTTTGAGAAAGTATCAGAATTCCACATATTCATAAAACGAGGTCTATACTGATCTTTGTTCATTTCTCCAACATCAACAGAAACGTAACGTTCACTTCCTGACTCATCATATTTAATTCTTACAACAGGATTTGTAATTGTTGTTTCTGAAAGATCAATATAAAAATCGTCTCCAAAAGAAAGAATTTCACCATAATGGCCGCCAAATTTTTTATCGAGCCATTCCCAGGAAATAGAATCTCCCTTTGCAAGTCTTTTAAGCCATGCGTTTGTAACATCCTTATAAGCTGCCGGAATAGTCATTTTTCCTTTGTTTTCTTCGCTGATTTTTGCTTTCAGTTCTCTTAATTTTTCTTCAACTTCTGATTTTTCTTTACTTGCTGCACGGCGTTTTTCATCCTGTTCTTTTGTGGTTCGTTTGTAACTGTAACCACCGTTAGACTTAAATTCTTTATCAAGTTCGGCGTAACGTTTAATAAGACTGTTGAATTCGTCTTTTAATTCTTCTGAATGAATATCTTTTTTTGCATTGTCATTACCGAGCATTGCGTCTGAACGATTTTTACGTTCTTCTGCCTCATTATTAAGAGCCTGAATCCACAAATTAGCCTGTACAAGTCCTTCTGTGTCATTTGCTGCATTAAGGCGTTTCACTTCATTGGTCATAGATTCCATAGCAATTCTTAACTGTTCGTTTGTCAGTCTTGCTGCTTCTGACGAATAATCTCTATCAGATTCAACAACTATTGAAGTTTCTTCTACAGGTTCAATGTTTGTACTGTCATAAACAACATTTCCTTTGCCGTCTACTTTGATTTCACGTCCGTCAGGCCATTTCATTGTTGTAATACCTGATTTCTTATCAATACTTGTCTTGCGTCCGACAAAATCCTTGATCTTTTCTTCTGCCGGAATAACTGACTCTGTATTTCCTGAATTAAACATTGCTTCTGAATCCTGATCCTTTGCCGGATTGAAAATACCCCAGATCTTTCTCATAAGAGATCTGTTTATAGTCATTTTCTTTTCAGTTTCTTTCTTTTCGGCTACTTTTTTGTCCTCTGCTTTTACTCCAGGATTCTTTTTATTCAGGTTTACAGGAGCTTTGTTTTTATGAGCGACTGTAGGATTTGAGAAGAATTTATCCCATTTTGCTTTATCTGTAAGGTATTCCAATACATGAGCAGCAAAGGTGTTTTCATCAACACCGTAATTTTCTTCGATTTTTTCACTTCTAAAAACATTTGCAATTCTTTCTTTGGTAATTGCAAAAATTGATAACAGTTTCTTAAACGGATTTTTCATATCTTCCGGATAAATGTATTCATCCTTTCCGTTGTTCCCAGTAAATACACGTATGTATTTATGGCTTGATCGTCTAACACCCTTTTTTGATTTTTCGATACTGTCATTTGTAAAAAACTTAAAACCGAATCTCATATATTCCCCCTAACAGAGTTTATCTGTTAAATATTTCCTCAATTGTTTGTGTAATAGATTTCTGCATTTCTGCATTAAGTGACTTAATCATTTCTCCCTTGTTTTCAGGATCTAAAACTTTCTGTCTAAACTCTTCAAGATCCATTGCCGTAATAGACTGTAAGAATCCTGGTCTGTCATATTGTTTAAGATAAGCTGCACGTGCTTCTGCCTGACTGTCAAAACCAATCATACATTTGTCTTCATCATATTTTTTTGTATCTGGATCTTGCTGATGAACGATATAAACTTTTTTTGCGTTTTCGTTAGGTCCTAAATAACAGTCAACGTGGTCTCCGTCTGTTCCAACTGATCCACGGATATAACCGTAATCGTGATACATTTTTACTTTCCATTTGTGGCCGTTTGGATCAGTTCCCTCACGATATGAGCCTTTTTTATTTTCAATGGAGATATTAAAACCGGCGAATTTCTTTCTTCCCTGGAGTTTATATCCTGACCAAGTAAGAGATTTCTTAACACCTTTATCTTCTGGAAGTTCATCAAATTCAGGATCCCAAGAATCCCAAACTCCACGGCAATAAGGGTGTTTTACACCGTTTGGAGCAACAAAATTCCAATCGTCTTTACCTTCCCATATTGCGTATTCTGCATAAGGATCTTTTACTTTTTCATTTTCTAATGGTGAACTACTCCATACGGCAATTTTTCCATTAAGTTTTTTACATTTTTCGCAAGTGTTACCGTCTATTACTTCACGGCGAATAAAATATGTTTTCTTTCCTGATTCTTCGTTTTCTTTTACAGTCTCAGATATAAAAGCATTGTTTACATTATTCTGTATTTCTGTATCTGCAATACGCTGTATATCACGGTTTAAACTGGCACAACGATCAAAAAGATCCTGAGATACCTGACCTTTAGACTTTTTGTTTTTAATACCGTCAATAAGAATCTGTTGAATATCATTTTTGAGTACATCATCAATTTTTGTAATTTTCTGAGCTGCTGACATTTCCGCAATTTCTACTCTAGCCGACTCCCATTTTTCTGCCTTTTCACTGAATATCTTTTCGATTTTTTCTGGATCGTTTTCATTCCAGTTAAAGCCTGATTTCTTTCCAGGTTCTTTAATCTCTGTAAGTGGTAATTTGCGGATCTTATCTTCTGTCTGATATTCAGACATTTTCCTCAAGAGTGTTCCCAATTTTCTTGAAGTAAGAACAATTCTCTTTCCAAATCCTTTGTGGTTTCTGTTCAAGAAAAGTTCAAGTGCTTTTACAAACTTTTTCCAATCTCTTTTATTAATTGGTTCACCTGTTTCTGGTGAGTAAAGTATTTTCCCCTTATATTTCAGGTATGCTTTACTCATAATAGTTCTTTCAGGAAGTCCAAAATAATTAATAACAAAGTCATATAATGCACGTGAAGTTCTTGTAAGATCATTCACAATAATGTTGGTTAATTCTTCCTGTGCTTTATAATAAAATACTTCACCGTTGGCAGCTTTCAACGGAACATCAAGAGAAAATGAAAGATTTCTAACGGCTTTTTCAATTTTACTTTTATCAAAGTCTTTTATTCTTAAAGTTACATCACCATAGTTTTTGGAACTATCTGTCGGAATATGACTGATCTTAAATGGAGTGCCGTCATAAACACAATTTAATGCTTTTTCAAGCTGCTCAATTTTCTTCACCTTATTGTTTTCTGTAACATCCGAAATCTTTACAGTAAAGTCTTTCTGAAATTCTTCTTTGATTCTTTTAACTGAATATTCATTAGATTTGTTAATTTTACTTGACAAACTTCTATTTTCATGTGATGATTCAAATGTCGGGGGAGAAATCTCCGGACGATCCAAGGTTGCTGATAGGGCAGCCTTTTTTATTTCCAAGTTATAATCAAATACTCTAAACTCATCACTTTTCTCAAAATAACAGATTAATATACCTTTAGGATTATCGCTTTGAGTTCCATTAAGACGATTTATATATAATTTACTATTTTTGTCTGCTTTTTTATCAAAGTTTACCGAAACATGAGGACTTTGTTCTAATTTCTCTCTATATTTTCCTTGTAATGTTTTTGGGTTGTTTGTATTGATATATCTAAACTCGATTTTCAATCCGTCCACAATAGCGTCTATATTCTTAAAGTTTTGTATATTATGTATTTCTTTAGGCAAGTAAACACTAAATCCACGATCAGCCAAAACAGTAGCATTTTTGATTTCCCATTCTATAGCTTCTTTTTCCATGTCGGAAAATTTTTGAACATCTACGTTTACTTTATTCCCTTTTGTTGTTTTTACTTTTTTCCAATTACCTTGTTTTATTATGTCCTGAATAACTTTTTTTTCGTGAGAAGTTTGTTTTTCTTTGTACTTCAAAATGTATTCTTTCAACTTTTTTACATCTTTTGTAACCAAAGTTGGGTTATCTAATTTACCTTTATTTTGTTTCTTTCCTTCAATTCCGTCATAAGTTCTTACTCTCCAATAGTCTTTTCTTTTCCCTTTTCCAGAAACGAACTCTCTTTTTGTATATGACTTCTCAACATTTTCCGACGCTTCTTCAATTTCTTTTTCATGCTCTTTCAGTTCTTCATCCGAAATTTTGAATTCGTCAAAATCACCACGAGAAAAAACATTTTTATTGAAAGTTTTAGAAAATTCTTCTGCAACGTCTTTTTTAACAGCAATCATCACACTTCCCCTAAATAGTTAAAAACGATTTCTGAATAGACTTGTTGAATTCATCCTCACTAAATGAGTCTTCTCCGGCGTTTTCTTCTCCAGGATTACTAAATTCATCCTCTCCAAATGAATCTTCCCCACCTTCTCCAAAGTCTCCACCGTCTTCACCAAATCCACCGTCTCCGCCCTGTTCCTGAGCCTGAGCAGCCTGATACATCTGAGTAAATTGTGGATTTGCCGGACAAGAATCTGCCCAATCAGATTCCAAAGGCTGTAATCCTTTTTCTTTTCTGACTTCATTGAGTGTTTTGAAACTGTCTAATTCTGTTTTTGTAAGATCGAGCAGCTGTTTTGGATCTTCTTTTTCATAGCCAACGAATTCAAGTTCATAATCAGGATAAAAACGTTCAATAATGCGGTTAAGGTAATTCTGCAAGAATCCCAGCATATCCCCTAACAAAGTTGCTTTGCTTTCGTTAATCTGAGTAGTACGTGAAGATTCAAAAACGGCCTGAGATTTCTGTGAGTTAAGTCCTAACTCTTCCATGCTCAGTCCAAACATTGCTACTATGCCAGAAGTCTGAAAGTCCAAAAACTGTTGGAATTCCATATCTTTTGCGTTTCCGGCAAGACTTACCCATTTAATTGACTGAGAATTTTCACCTGTTCCACCACTAGGAATAATAGGTACTCTCCACTGACTTGTTGCCGATCCACTCATTACTTCTGCAATGTAATCTTCCATTTCTTCAACGGTGTCCTGAGAAACATTGCCGTCAATAAGCAACATACCGCGAGGGAGTTTGTTTTCTGTAAAGAATCCGGCATTGTATGAGAATGTATTAATAAGACTTGTTACAAGGTCGATAACCTGATCAACAATTGAATAGCCGTAATAAGCATGTTTAATATCTGTTCTAGGGTTCTGATAGTCAAAAATAAGGTTTGAATCTTTGTAAACAGCCTGTGGAATACCGTCAATAACCTGAATATATTTAATTCCCTCAGGGTTATTCTGTCCAGGAATTACACGGTTAATTGTTCCTGCGTCTACCGCCTGAAAAGCATAAGGTTTTCCACCTCTTGTATAACCGATTTCTGTTGCAACCTGATCCAACTCAAGTTCATCACGAACAATTTTAAGACAGTATCTCTGAAAACTGTCTCTTTCGCTGTCATAATCTGCACCACAATTTTTAAGAAAAGTTTCTATCTCAGTTCTTTTCTTTGACTTTTTAGCCATTTGTGACTTTAAATCAGATCCTTTTTCTTTAACAATAAAGCCTTTAACATTGTTATCTGTTGTAGGCTTCAAATATGGCTTAATTTTTTTGAGAATATGATTGATACAGATATTAATGATAAATGCTTTTTTAGAAACACGGCGTAAAGTCTCACAGGAAATATCACCGTTTGTGTAACGATCAATTGTTTTTAGATTAGAATAAACATTGTAAGATCCGTTATAAGGATTAAAGAAGGAAGTCTGAAAACCTTTTTCTTTTTTGTAAACATTACTGGCACCGGCATTTGAGGCCATAGATAAAAGTTTTCTGAAATTTACCGGTTCGAATTTAGGTTCTGTATCTACATTCATGGCGCAACCTCAAACAATTTTATTTGTTCAAACTTGCGCCTATGGCGTCACTATCTGAATTTAGAAAATAATAACATATTTAATTTTATATGTCTATTTTTTCACTTTGTTCTACAAGTTCAAATTGCCTTTCATTTAAACACCAATACCCTCTGTCACCTTCCATTACTGTAAAAGCTTTTATTACATGATCGAAATGAATAGGGCCCACAACAGAAAATGTTCCATATCTGTATATTCTAATAACATCTCCGTCTTTACACGGCTTTCCGTTTTTATCTGCAATAATTCCACCGAGATTCAGGTATTTTTCTACCTGGAGCAATTTTTTTTCAAGTTCTTCAACCTTATCAATAATTAAACTAGGGTCTATGTTATCTGCGTAAGTTTTTGGATCTTTGAGTTTCTCCAGGATTAATTTTGTTCCTTCTTTCATTCTTCATACTCCCATTCACTCAACTTTTTACACTTTTCACATTTATTTCTGTGTTTAAGATAATTCCCACAGTTAAAACAGTTTTTCATGTTTTCTATCTGGGCTTCCAGCTTTTCGATTTTATCCAAGTACGGTTTCGTATTTGCACAAAAAACATCTACATCTTTGCTTTTGAACTCTTTATCCATTTATTTCCTTCTTCCCCTAGGAGAATTCCTTTTTGTATATCCGGCACGAATAAGAATTTGTCTTACTCTCTCACGAGTTATTCCCACTTCATCCGCAACTTTCTGCAAAGTCCCCAGTCTTTCATAAGCTGCAATCATGTCTCTTTCTCTTTTCAGAACATCACTTCTTCTTCTGAAAGGCGGAATTCCGTTTTCTTTACGATAACGTGTGACTGTGCTCGGATTACATTTAAGCATTTGAGATACTTCCCGATCAGTCATTTTCCCGGCATATTTGTTCATATCAATATGATATTTATGATTTCTATATGCTTTGATACCTTTATGCCTCCTGAATTTTGTAACGAAAAACCTTGTGCAGCCAAATTTTTCTGCAATTACCTGATCTTCATACTTGCCTAACATTTCATTAAATGTTTTGTCATACATAATCTTAGCAAGACTAATTCCGTCCATTATATTTCCCCTCTTTCTTCTCAACGGCAAATCTTTTTACGTCTGAATTGCAACAATCTTTTTTAGGATCAACGTTAGTATAAAGATCTTGCATAAGACAAAATGGTTTTTCTGTATCACCTTCATTCCAGGAAACAATTTCCACTCTTGTATAATCGTTTCCGTCTGGAAGTTCATCAACAAATTGTTTTTCTACTACACACATACTACATTTGCCACAAATCATATTTATTACCTGTTGTTTTTCTGAATATCTCTAAGAATCCCGGCTGCACTACGTCCACGGCGTCTTACAATATTTTCTGTCTTTTCAATTATCATTTCGTTATAAAGTTTTAATGCTTCTTCATGAGTCATTCTTTCCGGTGTTACGATATTTCCACCGTTCTTTTTTGCGGCCCACTGATGATAGAAATTCTCTTTGTTCTTTTCGTCCGCCATTCCATAAGTTGCAAGTGCAAGACTCCAAAAGCTATCAGCGTGTAAACCGTCTGATCTTTCCGCGTCATATCTGAAATGTCTTCCTAAAGCTGCTTTACGTTTAATACTATGGATCTGACTATGAAATCCTTTATCGTTTTCAAGTAAATATTCTCTTTGCTCAAAACTGAATTTCACTCCCATTGCTAAAGGTTCTTTACTTTCCAGAGTGAAATAATATCCCTCAATACGATCTCCATAACGTTTATAAAGTTTTTCAAATATTGGATTTCCTACACCTGTACGGTCGATAACTCCACGGCGAATAGGTAAATTATCCATTAGTTTAATAACAAGGTTTTCCTGATATTCAAAATCTTTGTTTTTTTCTTCAATTCTCAAAAGCTCACGTTTTTTGCCATTCTTTTTTCCAAGTACAATAATAGACATGGCGTCCATTTCTTTTCCAACGTCATAACCTAAATAAAGCGGTCCGCCGTGTTTCTCAGGATTGTAATTTAGAATAGCTTCATCAACATCATGATAAACTTTGATTTCCTGTCCGTAACATTCTTCCGCATACTCAAAGTCTGTAATATCTGTATTTTTGAAAGCGTCTATTTTATCCTGGTCTTCTTCTCTCATTCCAGGAACGCAAGTATAAATAAGATCCAAAGGAATATAACTTTCTGCTTCATCAACAAAAGAACATTCGTGTTCCTGTTGAAAAGCTTCAAGACTTTCATTTTCAAAAATACCTATTAATTCACGTGATCCAAAAGCATAAACACGCTCTTCTGTAGTCATTTCTTTAGCCTGAGCAATTGCACCGTCTATATCTTTACACAATGCACCACAAAACCACCACGGCACAAAAAATCTCTGATAGCCTTTGTATTTTTCTTTTTCTGAACAGATTTCATAGAACTTTCCAATCTTCCCAAGTGGAGTTGATCCAACTTCAAAACATCCACCACGAGCAATAACAGAAAGAGCCGCTGTATAAATAGTCTGAGAAAGTCTAGGGTTATAAATACCGAATTCGTCAAGTGCAATATCTCCACCTTTACCACGTGGAGGTCTACAAGGTAATGAGATAAGACGTGAAGTAGTCTTTGAATTTACATCCTGAAATTCTAGGCATGATTTGTTTCTTACAATCAGCTTTTTCTTTACTTTATCCGGCATACTATCGTGAAACATTTCTGCATAACGGATCTTTTCGAGTGCGTCCGATTCGTTGTAAGAAACAAACTGTTTGGTGTAGTTCACTCTGTCAGGATCATTGCTTTTTACAACACCCTTAACACCTGTAGCAAGAGAATATCCAACACGGCGAGATTTAAGAATACAAATATATCTTTTTGGACTTGCTACATATTCTTGCTGCCAAAAGTCAAACGATAACGGTTTACCGTCATACTTCATAAAGGCCATAGCATAATTTATACGTTCATCAGGTGTAAACATTATTAAAGTTCATCCTCACTGTTTTCGGCTGTATCAATTTCGGCGGCCTTTTCTGCACGTCCTTTATTTACGTTTGCAACCTTAATATTTGCCGTTACAGTCTGTTTAATTCCTTCAAGAGTAAGCTGTACGTCAAATTCATTTTTATCCTGATCACCATTTAATTCTCTGTTATGGTTCAAAATATCTGCCTGAGCTTTCTCTTTTGATACAAAATTAAAATTAGTTCCGTCTCTACCATGAGTTATTCCAGTAAGACAGGCACGGCGCATTTCTTCCGGTATCTCTTTCAACGGCTTCATAACATCCATTTTGTAAGGATTTCCGTCCTTGGTATAAAGAATTTTATTCTCATAGAATTCGGACGGATCGTAAGTTGCCGCAAGTTCTTTCATACGCATAATCTTTTCGGCAGCTTGTTTTATGCTAGTTTTTGTAAAGTTTTTCTTGAAAAGTTCTATTTCTTCACTAAGTTTTATCTTAAGTTGATTACCTGTAACATTTGCATTTTTCTCTGAATATCCAGCACGTCTAACGGCTTCTGAATTATTGAAAAGTGTACAGGAATAGAAGACAAACAGTTTCTCTTTCGGTTTTAGTTTAGGATTTTTCCAAGCATAACTATCAAGGTCAAACTCGTAGTTTACAAGTTCATTCAATGAAGAGACAGTCTTTGTTTTTTTGGTGGTTTCTGCATTTTCCTTTTTAGGTCTAGGCATTATTCACCTCTTTGTCCTTGAAAAGTTTAGCTGGAATGAAATTTTTACCCGTGTTGTTATCTTCCATGTGACAGAAAATCAGGTCTCTTGGAAGAAATCTCCAACAGAAATAACCTGTTGCAAAGCTACTAGTCTTACCGTTGAAAGATACTTTTTTATCAGGAGCCAAAAGCTGTATTTCATATTTAGTAAAAAGATTTGCAACGATCTGATAATTGATAATCATTTCATTACAGAGCATTACAAAAGGCTTATTGAAATTAAAAAGTCTTTTGAATATATCCATTTTCTGACTGAATGGTGGATTTGAAATAGCAATATCCCAAATATCCGGCTCATACTCAAAGAAGTTCTGATTTGTATTTAAGTGAGAATATGTAACGGTATATCCGTATTCCTGAAACACTCTTACAAACTCGCTGTCTTCTGTATCAAACGGACACCATATAACGGGATTTCTGCCCTGATTTTGGATGAAATTCTTTGCCCAAATTTCGAGGAAAGGTAAAAGGATCTTAACCAATTTAACTGGTGTATAAAGCTCATCATTTAATTTGTAATGATTCTTCATACATAGTGCGGAAGTATCTTTTTTACTGTTCTGATCTAATTCCATTAATTAATATCCTCTGAAAACTTATTATCTTTAAGCCATTTTGAAGCGTGACGCCGTGCGACTTCCGGCAAATACCTGGCGTCACATATCAATTTACACATTGTCGCTATAACAACCTGATTGTCATAATCTGCATGGCCATTTCAGGATTCCATTTTCTTAAAAACTTTCTGTATTCATCAGGATCGAAAGTCATTAAGACTACATCCCTCTCCATTGTGTATTCACTCACTGGCATTTTCTTTTTTCTCCGGCAAGTCTTTACACTTGTGTTTCTTATAGGCTTTATGTCTGTGGCCGTTTTCACTCACAACTTCCAATATCATTGGATCTACGATCACATATTGTGAGCTGTTAATAGCAATGTATTTAACCGGCTCTCCGCATACTTTACAGATCTGCATAATTCACTCTTCTTGAATAGGCATAACCTGACATTTGACCCTCTGTGAATTCCAGGACGATTGATCCATAGAAATCGGGTGTATCTGCCATTGCGAGTATATTGTTACATTCGATTGGAGTTGCTTTTTTGATAGGAATGTCCGAAAAACCGTTTGCCTCAGTAATTGAGTTGATTTTCCCTGTAAAAGTAAGTTTTACACATCCATTGAAAGTTGTTTTGGATTTATTTTGAATAAAGGCCTTATATCCCATAGTTATCTCCGATCTAAAATAACAAACTGAATCACAGATAACTGATTGGAAAGTAATTTTAAGAGTTATTACTTATTATATAGTAATAAATTCTAGTTTACAACTATTATTTAAGTAATTTTTTTGAACATTTTTTCAAATTCTTGCATTGACATTACAACAATCTTCTTTGTTTCTATTGCCGGTGATTTAATAAAAAGTAACCAATTTCCATTGTCTGAGTTACTATCTGCCTGTCTCACCCAATCAGGGATTGAGAGTGACTTACAGTTCTTACACTCTACGGAATAAGGGAATTTCTCTTTTGCCTCTCCACGTAAAACAACATCCGTGCCAGACAGCCCGGATTCCCTTGAATGTATCAAACAATCGTCTTTTGACTGGTCATATTCTATTCCGGTTAATTCTGAAATAAAGCTGCAAACTTCCTTTTGCCACTCCAGGCCCTTATTTTTGGCGGACCTGGGTTTTATTGGTGTCATTGCCCTTTCAATTCTTTTACACAGTTTCCCGGCCATTCTTTCATTTTTCGACTCACAAAAATCATGAGGATCCAAATATTGTATAATAAAATCTGCCTCTTCTTTATTCAGGTTTATTTGCATTTTCTGACACCTCTATAAATTTATTATGATAATATCTGTATCTTTCCCTAAGAATTGAGCTGCTACAAGCAACTGAAATTCCAACATCTTTCCCACATTGAAAAGTTTCTGGACACCCTGCCTGAAATACACAATTAGGAACAGAGCATAAAGAAAGAGCCATTAATAACGGATCTCCTGATTTATCCATTTCCCGCATACAGTTTATTACCCATTGCCGTGTTTCTTCTGCTGCACGTCCACAAAGTCGCTGTCTTGCCATTTCCATAAATGAAGATACGGTCCAAACACTGGCAAATAATTTGTATTCTTTATCCGGAGCTTTCCTTTCTTCACCGTTATTCCAATCAGGTCTTTTAGACTGGACTACAAATCTAGGTTGTTTTTTGGTAGATCTGACAATATGGCTTATTACGTCTCCACGGCAATGATCATCCACAATTTTGATCTGCATAGTATCAATTGTGGAATGTTTAGCAATAAAACAATCAACATAATAATTTGCCCTGTCACTTATACTTCCTATATCTTTATTACTTTGTTTTGCACGTTTCCCCAAGGAAATACAATTAAGGTCTTTCAGGTTATAGAAAGGATCTTTTGTTATTACTTCAATTTTGATCATTAGTTTTCCCTCACATATTTTTCAACTTTATTTTCAATAAGCCAGGCATTTGACATATATTCATTAAGCTTTTTTTCTGCCTTTTTCTTCTTCTGTCATATTATTCCTTACACATTAAGTGCTTTGTTTTTTTTTAAGAAAGCATAAAGTTTCCGTTAAGAACTCTCTGCTCTTCATTAGTCAATTCAATCATTATTGTTGATTGATTGCCGTCCAAGATACATTCCAGTTCCACATCAGGAAGAAGACTTCTAAGATACATGGCCATTGTATAGACCGCATATTCTCTCCAGTAAGAAATTTTCTGTCCTTCTATCTCAATAGGAATATGTCTATTAAGACAATCATATTTCTCTGTTCCTTTGAGAATTATCTTGTACGCCCTAATTCCAGCTTGGATAAATTTTTCAATCAAATCCTCAGTTCCCATTCTTTGTTCCTTATTGAAAAGGAAATTAAGACGCTCCCCATAGTGATTAATCACCGCAACTAACTTAGTTTTTACACGGAATTCGAGCACGTTTTCCGTATCCTGTAAAATTATCTGCTTCCAACTTTTCGACTGTCAGTGTCATACATTCCTTTACAGTTATAAATTGTTGCAACTGGATTGGAATATATTCTTTCAAGGGTGTTTTCGCTTCCACACTCAGGACACTTCACCGGATTTGGATCATTCATCCCTTTTTCAATTTCTACTGTTTTATCACAGTTTTTACAGTGATAGTCATAAAACATAATCACCTCTTAATATGGGACATCCTCAGGGAATCCGTTATCTTCATAACCACCGTTATAAGACGGTGTTCCATTATTTGCAGGAGTAAACATTGGTTTATTTCCTGAATCGGAATAAGCCGGATTTCCGCCGTTATCTTCTGTTTTTTTATTTCCTACAAGTTGCACCTGATCGGCGGTAACTGATAAACGAGAGAATTTCTGCCCTTCTTTTTCCCAACGATCCTGTTTCAGATAACCTTTCACGGCAATTTTCTGCCCTTTTACAAGATAAGGTCTCAGGTTTTCTGCGGTCTTTCCCCAGATTGTTACATCAATGTAAGAGACTTCATCGACCCATTCTTCACCTTTTTTTACGGATCTGTTTACGGCAACCGAAACACTTGCCCTGGCCGTTCCGTTAGCTGAATATCCGAATGATCTTTCATCATCATTCACACCACGTGTAAGATTTCCAATCAAAATTACTGTATTAATATCTGTCATAATATTCACTTCCTGTTTCAAAAAATAGCCGTTACAAAGCCACGGCAAACGGCTGCTTAAAGTCTTTCAGTTCTACTTCTGTGAAGTCTGTTTTGCTTTTGTTACCTGATCAATGATAAATTTAATTATCATGACAACAGCACCAATTGCGGCAAAAACGAGTCCAACATAAGTTGCAACTTCGCCCTCAGTCTTTCCGTTAAGGAAAAGAATAAGTGTTCCAATGGCAATAAATACAAATGCAAGTATCATCACCCATGTTTTCTTAAAGAAGTTCATTTTTCTTCCTCCCTTTTATTTAATTCACGATCCCAATAGACCGCGTTTTTAACAACTTCCAGGCGGTTCTCATTAAGTTTCTTTCTGAGATTTTCTTCAACAAATTCAGGAAGACTTTCGGCGCCTTTAATTTTTAGACATTCTATAGCTCTGATGTAGTTATCTATATTCTCCAGTTCCTCTTCAAGCCAGGTTATTTGTTTTTGTTTTTCTTCAAGATCCCTGATTTCTTCTTCAAGTATCTCAATGTATTCCACCTGAATCCTCAATTCACGTTCCTGGTTTTTGTTCAAAGTCATGACACAAAAACCAAACGCAAAAGAAACAAAGGCGATACACCAACCTATATACTTCATCCCTTTCTAAATTCAACAAATATTTTTCCGGTTTCTTCGGCAACGTATTTTTCACATTCTGCACCGGTAGATTCGGTCCAGTTATCCAACATTGTTATACCTTCACAATCCAAAAGCACTTTCAAAAGTTCATTCATAAAATCTTCATGTTTTGGTTTTCCGTTGTATTTCTTCATAATTTGATTCTGGTAAGCCAACGGATTTACAGGTGTATATCCCATTTTTTTAAGTTCCATTTCACGGATCTTAAAAGGACTTTCGTAATCTTCACCACGCTCCAAAAGTTTTGTAATTGCTCCACTAATATAAACACGCATTTTCTCGCCTCCCTATGCTGTATATAATTCTTTGTCTGTACCTCTATAAGACTTCCCTGAGAATTCAACCGACTTAGCAAGTCCCCGGAACCGGTCAACACAGGCGTTTCCCAACAATTCACCAAGTTTGCTTTTTTCCAAGTTTGAAATCATAATTACCGATATACCCAGGTTATAAAGTTCATCCATAATCAGAAACAAGTAGTAACTCTCCCATTCTGGAATTGGATAACGTCCTACTTCATCAATAACAACCAAGCTGTTAACTTTCAATTTATAAAGCACGTCTTCAATTGGCACCTGATTTTTTTTCAGTTTTTCAATAATTAAATGACTTTTTACATAGAAAACGTTTTTTCCTTCAAGTGCGGTCTCTTTTGCTATAGCACATGCAAGACAAGTTTTCCCTGTTCCTGCATAACCACAAAGCCAGAGACTTGTACTCTTTCCGTTTTTGATCTTATCCATAAATTCGTTTCCTGTTTCTTTCTGTTTTACATCGAGTTCATCAAGCTGTACTCCATGAAATTTTTCTGGAAATCCGGAATTCTTGTATTTAGAAATTCTTGCAACTCTTTCTTCTTTTTTCTGATTTTCAATGAACTCAGGATCTTCCCCTTTCAGATATTCAACAGGGATTAAGTGTTCAAAAGTACTTAAATCTCTCATTTCGCTCATACTAAAAACCTACCTCATTACACTGATCTGCACCTGACTTATTCACTCCACTATTGCCGTTACTGTTAACGAAATATTCTTTTTTGTAATAATCAGGCAAAAACCGTTTAATCGTTGTTTCTTTCATGAAATTGTCAAAAGGAAGTCTGGCGGTATACCAGGAATTATTACTCTGAATAATCTCCACGTAATTCTTACAAGCCTGTAAAACTTCATCAGTGGTCAAATTCTGCTGTCTCATTTCTGCAAGTGCATTTCTCATATCCGACTGTAAGAAGGATGATAAACCGCCTCTTTTACATGGTAATTTTGCGGATTCCCATATTTTGTAAACTTCTTCTGCAAAACCTTTCAGAGCTGGAGTATTTTCTTGTGTTTTAGGAAATTCCTGATAAGAATTATTTTCTAAAGGTGTTACTGGCTGTTCAACTGACTTAACAAGTTTTCGCATTGCCGGAGACAATTTATTTTTTTCGAGACGCGTTAAAATTTTGGTGCATTGAATCTCGTTTTCAGGATCTCCCTCAAGTAATTCAAGTTCGATACATAAAATATAAATCTCTTTAACAGTTTCTTTTTCAATTCCTAAGTCAAAAGAAAGTGTCTCTGCTGCATAAGGCAATACACACTCATTGTTCTTAGTTGTAAGTCCCTGACAGATCAGATAAAGAGTGTGGATGTAAACTAAATATCCGTCTCTTCCGAATTTTGATCTGAGTATTTTTACTTTCGGATCTTCAAAAGTTGTTGTAGATAATTTCAAAAAGTCCATTTTTCAATCCTTATGCGGCGTTCATAAATACAACCGGTGTTAACATTCCAGCTTTACTGAAAGCTAAATCAACTTTATTTTTTAAGTGTGGATATTTCTCCAGGAACACAGACCAACCATGAGAATGGAAAAATCTATGTTCCTCCTGAGTCAAAACAAGAAGATTCCAAGCATTATCCGCAAATTGAGGACAAGCTCCACGGCTAACAATGTGATGAATCTCAAGATTCTCACGTCTTCCACTGGCTTCACTCCACACAATATGTCTTCTAACGTCTTCAAGTGTATTTAGGTATTCAATATTCTGCTTTGCTTTCCATATCGCATAGTCAAATAGAACACTTCTAACATCTGCCTGTAGATCAGGATGTAAATTACACCTTGTTGAAAGTTCGTATAGAAGGCCGTCTATAAATTCTGCTATTTCGACAGTATTTCCTTCTGACACATGAACACGTCTTAATTGTCCGGTTCTTTTGTTTGGTTTCATCGGACCATAAATATCAAGAAGATCACTATACAATTCGTATTTCTCTTCGTCTGACGGTTTACGTCCGTTTTCTGATTCAAAAATAACTGTTACAAGTTTCCATACGGCATTGTTCTGCTTGAATGAGCGTTTTTGAAAAGCAGCGTCTATTGTTGCTTCAATCAGGATCTCTTTCCCCGACCGTTTCTCTCTACTCTCTTTTGATTCAAACAGTTTTTTAATCATCAACAAATCTTTGTTGTCATTGACTTTAAGAATTACCTTGTTGTTATAAAAAGCCGCATGAAAAAAACTTGTAACTTTCATTTCATTTCCCTTTAGTAAGGACTTTCTTCGTTACCATTGAAAGAATTGTCAAAAGCCTGATCTACAAGATCCAACTCTTCCTGGCTCATTCCGCCATTTTCTGCCGCCGTTGACTGAGTTTCTACAACTTCCGGCTTTGGTTCTTCTGCTTTCTTTGTTACTTTCTTTGTTTCAGGTTCTTCACTTTCTGTTACAGTGAATTCGGCGTCTTCAACATTTTCGGTGTTTACATTCTTGAAAGCCTTTGGAGATTCATTTTCTTTAATGTCTGATATTTCTTCTTTTCTGACAGCTTCAAGAGCTTCAATTGAGATAGGACAAAGTTTAAGAGCTTTGATTGCACAAGTTTTAAGTGCCATGGCGTCAAAGTTCTTGTTCCAAACGTTTTCAGGATCATCGGCTTTGTATGATTTTGAGAATTTTGAACGGTGTTTTTCAATGTCTGCAACCGATTCAACATCAAACTGAATACCGCCGTTTGTAAGTTCAACAAGACAATAATACCCGATTACTTCCCCACGGCTTTTAGACAGGTCAAGTCTGTGGTCAATTTTTCTGTCACATCCAAGCTGAACGGTGAAAATATCGTTAGAATAAACAGGTTCACAAGCAATTGTTTTGATTGTGTTTGAACGTCTTGCAAGAGCAATCAAACCTTTATACCCCATTTGGAAGTGACAGGTCATTACTTTCTGATAGCCTTTTGGCGTTTTTACACTTTCATTATATGGGATCAAATAAGCCTGACCCAGAACACCACCAACTTCAAGTCCTAAACTTGCCGACTCTTTAAGTGATCTGTAAATGGATTCAGGTGAACATTTTGCAATGTTAGGATTTTTTGTATCATAAATTGCAAGTAACGCACTCTGCATAAAGCGGTCAATTTCAATTGTCCCCTTTGGAAGAGCTGTCTGTAATCCGTCTTTATGGCTTGTAAGCCATTCAGTAAGATTTGCCGGTTTTTTTGCTCCGGTCGCAACCGATTTAGTGTTTGTTCCGTCAACTTTCATTTTTTACTCCTTCATTAATAAATTTTACTTTAGTGGAACACCCTTACCAAAAAGTGATTTACTCACTTCTTTGGTAGCTCTTATATCTGCCAATGCGTTATGAGCATTGTCTAATTTGACGTGCAAATAATCCGCAATTGTGCCAAGTTTTCTATCAGGTAAATAAGGCAAAATCCGTTTGTCTCCTGCCATTTTTACCTGACTGTAAACATCCATTAAGTGATTCTGAATATAATCATCAAGGTTATATCCATAATCACTTAACAACGCTTTAATCATTTTGTAGTCGAAAGGAATGTTGTACCCACACAGAAACGGCTTTTCTTCTTTGCCAGTTTGAAAATGTGTCTGAACATCAACCAAAAACTCCACAATGTTTTTGACAATCTGCTCACCAGGTTTCATCGATCTGATCTGGTCTTCTGTATAACCTGTAATTTGCAAAGCTTCCTTTGTTACTTCAATTCCCTCTTTCAACGGATTCAAAAAGAAGTCTCTTTCACATTCCAAGTGTGAAATTTTGCCGTCTGCTTCCTTGCGGTTATTTACATAAATAATCGCAACTTCAAAAGGACGGTGTATTTTTTCGTCTAATCCTGTTGTTTCCGTATCTATCCATAAAAACTTCATTTTTATTTTCCGCCTGAAACACGTAATTCTTTGTATGAAGTCGTTTTTGTGTATTTCTGATAAAGTCCGTCTGCTTTCAATGCGGCACTATCCACACTTGACCTATTCCGAGTAGACAAAGAAAGTTTGTATGCTCCACAAGTTGCCGTTACTTTCTGAATTTCTTCCTCAGGGTTTTCAATGTTTCCTGAATTGTAAATAGCCAAAAGAATTGAGTTAGACACCTGTTTGTCTTCTTCTTCAAGTTCTTTCAATTTGTTTTTAATTTCAGCACGTTTTTCAAGAAGTGGGATGTAATCTTCTGACAGCTCAACATTTTCTGCCATTGGTAATGACTTCAAGAGATCTGCTTCCGAATTCAAGCCTGACGGAGCCGGGATTGTATCTGTCATTACATAATTTTCCCAAAAATCCCTTTCCGCACTGATTAATTTCTCCTGAAAGTCCGCATTACTTTTAATTACATAATGCTTTCCTTCACGTCTTGAAAGAATAAATACAGTAAGAACAAACCACGGCAAACCAGTAACAGCCATGTAATGCTGAACCTGACAATAATAACTATCTGGAATTTCGTCTTCTCCGAAACCGTCACCATTTGCACTTGTCTTGATTTCATGACCACCCAAGCCGACAATTGTTTCGTTTCCAACGGTAACCGGATTTTCTGCATAAATAAGTCCGTCCACGTTGGCGTTCATGAAAGGGAATACAGTTGACTTGAACATACCTGGAACTTCTTCAATTACTATACCAAGTTCTTTCTCAGTCTCCTGTCTAACAGGATCTTCAAGAATATGTCCCCACTTTGTTGCTGCATTTCCTTTAAAAACTCCTTCTCCTTTTTTCTGCATATAAACAACAAGTGGACTTGAATATTCATTCATTCCCATAATTGCACCGGCGTCTGATCCACCAACACCTGTTGTTCTAAGTTCATGCCATTTCTCAGGATTCTTAACCTGATTTACCCTTGTAAGGGAACATATATTTGTTTCAAGCAATTTTTTATATAAACTAAGTTTCATTTCTATTCCTCTCCTTCTTCTTTGTTTTCTTCCCTGTAACAATCAATGCAAAGATCACCTTTGTGTTCGCAATACTCTTTGGTTATATCTGCGTCCAGATTACCGTTACCTAGAGTGAATCTAACATAGTCAAAAAGTTTGCACCCACATATAGCACAATATTTAGTTCCTCTCATTGCTCACCCCATAACCTTGAAATAAAAGCCGTGAAACGGTTTCCCCTTTCTGATGTAATCTCTAAGGCTGTCTTTCGTCATTAATTCTGCCCTTTCACAATCCCTGATACATTCATATTCTTTGATAAGATTATTTTCAGGGTCAAACTTTCCTACTTTTTTTCGTTTATTGCTTTTGTGCAAAACCTGATTGGCATGTTTTTGATTTTCCGAATTGGAGATCCATTCAAGATTATCCACCTTGTTATTAAGTGGATTGCCGTCCTTGTGGTTCACCATAGATTTGTTTTCGGGATTGGGAATGAATTCTGTTGCAACGATACGATGAAGTCTTTTTACATCTCCGTCCAAAGTAACCAACATGTAACCACGTGAATTAACACTAGGTTTCAGAAGTCCTGATTTTAGGGAACAAATTCTACCGTTATCACTGATAAGATAATCAGGATAACTTTCAATCTGTTTCCAAGATTCTTTATTCACTTTAGCCTCCCATGAATAAAAAAATGCCGGACTGGTTTCCAGGAAATAACCAAGTCCGGCTTCAACGCCTTGACCAAAAAGCGTTTAAGGATTTCCTGGTTTCCTTAAACACTCTTTTTTCTTAATTACTCTAATCTAAGTAATTTCTAATCATATTTTACTAAATTTAGAGTATTTGTCAATAAAAAAATACTATATTTTTAGTAATTTTAAGCCGATAATAGTAATGGAAGGTAATTATATGAACGAAAATTTTGATACAGAATCATTCTGGAACAGATTAAACACACTTATTAAGAATTCATCCTACACACAGAATTCCCTTTCTGTTAAAATTGGATTACCTGAAAGAGCTATCGGTAACTGGAGCACGAAAAAAACTCCACCTGATCTTTATTCCTGTTATCTGATTTGCAAAGAATTGAATACAACTGTTGAATATCTGATAACAGGTTCAGATACTCCCATACAGTCCCAAATGAATAAACAAGAAAAACTAAGTCAATTGAAATCGGATCTTGCTAGACTTCTAAGTGATCTTGAATAGAGCTGCTTTCCTCTTCTTCATAATGCTCATGCTTATCAGTCTTACATATAACATCTAAATTCAATCTGACTTTTTCCAAACACTGAAATTTTCGTTTACATTCCTGGCACGGTTTATCTATATTTTTCAAAATCGGATTCCTCCAGAATCTTATAAAGGTGAATTGTTGGATTCCATATAGGGAGCTGAAAGGTCAAATTCATCAGGATTGAATAAGCACTTCCCTCTGGTATTGATAGACGTTCCATAACATCTTTAAGTGTTATCGGCCCATTACGAAGCATTTCTATTACAATCTCATAATTTTGAACATCCCTATTCCCTGTTGTAAGGTTTTCTCCGTGTCCTCTCATCCCCATAATTCACCACCCCTAAAATGATTTTTTAATTTTTTCACAAACGGCCCAGACCTGAGCAAGTTCCTTAATTCCGTTTTCTGCAAGTTTCTGAATAACATTTACTGTTTTCTTCTGCTTTCCTGGATCTCCGTTTAGACTTGCCAACCAAAATATAAAAGCTGTTTCAATTCCTCTGACTTCTATTTTTGCTTCTTTGATTTCTTCAAGTAAAACGGAATCTGCAACGTCAAAATTTTCATACTTTTCTCCCCACTGTCTTACAGCCTGTTGTAACTCCAGGTTACACAATTCTTTAACTTTAAGGTCACTTTCTGGATTAAACATTTTTTTCACCCTCCATTTGAGTTTTCAAAAATAATAGATTGTCAACAAATTCCCAGACAAACTTTCTCCTGACTTCTAATGCTAATTTTTGCTTTTCAGGAAGTTTTTTATCTTCATAATAAAAAATTAAAGATCCTAAATAATCCTCTAACCACAAATGAAGCTCTTCAACTTCTTCTGGATCCATAATTACACTATTTCTTTCTGGTGATAATTTCATTTTTCTTTTCCTCTAAAAATAACAACCATTGACGGAAACGGTGCCGGATTTTTTCCGTCATTAAACTTTAGCCGTCCTTTAACAAATCTCAATTCTGCCTGATGATATATGAATTCATGAAAGGCTTTTGTATCTGTTCTTGCTGGAATTAACATAACTATAGTATTTCCGTGTTCTTTCCACGTCCTATGTGCTTTTTCAATCCATTTCGGCATTTCTTTACCATAAGGAGGATTACACCATACACTTGTATACCCCCCCAACTCTGTTTTAATCCGTCAACCTCTGGTGAAAAAAACTTTTTGCATTTTGCATTTTCCGGAACAGCGCATACATCAATCTCAAAATTAAACTCTTTGTTTAATTCATCAAAAAACTTCTGCGGCGTTCCCCACATACAAGTATTACTCGTAAACATTCCTGTTTTGTGCATATCCATTTATTTATTCCCCTTTTCATATTCATTTTTTCTGTCTTTAATCAAGCTTTTAAGTGATCCTCTACCGTCATAACGGCTCTGTTTTGTAAGCATACGTCTTACTTCTTTCTTAAATTTTTTTTCACTTAGAACTTCTGTTGAAAACCTGTATAACAAAGAATGACCACTAACAGGTTCTATATAAGCATACTTCAAAAGCTTCGGTACATTTTTCCAGAGATACTCTGAGTAGGTCAGGCCTCTTCTTGCTTTTACACAATAGAAAGTACACCCCAAATACTCATATTCTTTTACACACCAAAATAATTTTTTTGTTATCTTTCTTTTTCTTGCGTTGCAATAATTTATAAATTTGAACATTTATTTTTCCTCAATTGCTACGTTTCCGGTAGTTCCATTTTCTCTTGTAAGTGTTGCATTACCAGCTTTGTAATATCCTGACATTACAGTTTTTCCTACACGGTTATTGAGCTGCCCCCCCCCAACTTCGTCTTCATCATATCCAAGATCTTTATACAAACCTTCATTCCAGGTTTTAATCCCCTGAATATGTAACTGACTGAACAAAGCAATAAGACAAGCTACAACAATTGAGTTTCCAGCCTGTTTATAACACTGACTGTTACTATTCACAGAAAGCATTTTATCTGCGTCTTCGTCCGTTACATCCATAAGACGGAAGCACTCTTTTGGAGTGAGCTTACGGATTTTGTACACTGTCTTTTTTTCTGCCATATATTTATTCTCCTTTTCCACTACTGGTAATATTGCCGTTTTAAATCCTTCCGGACGTGTTGTAATTGTTGGACTTGTTCCTGACTGATCCACGGTTTTATTAAAGGCATTAATCGTGTCTCCAGGTTTACAGTCATTATTCAAAAAAGTTTCTTCTGCCTGTCGGAAAAATCTTTCTTTAGTTTCGTCACCAATAATCTTCGGAACGGTATCGCCGGCATGGGCATTTAAGCAAGGTGATACACCTTGCTTACCGTATACACGATTAGCAATTTCGAGTGATCCGTCTGAATTGTCCATTTTTCCGATTACTTCACAATTTCCATTATCCATTTTTTTATTTCCTGTCTCTGCTTCAAGTACAATATTGTCTCTATGAGCTGAAATCCCCTTGTAGTATCTGGAAGTAATACAACTTGCGTATTCTGCATTTACATTACAAACGTCAAAATCTTTTGCTCCAAGAAATTTTCCGTCCTTACATTTATTCAAACAAGCCGGAATATTTTTAATCCTCTTGACATTCTCAAAACAGCCTTCAAAATTATTCTGCTCTGCTCTGCTCTGCTCTGCTTTCATTTTCATTTTTCATATTTCTCTATAACGTATTTTTCCCCACAAGCGTCTATCGTTCTTAAAGTTCCACATACTTCATCGTTCCAAAGCCTTGCACCTTCATCACGTCTCATCTCAAAAATCAATATAGGCACATACCCCCCACCTGTTCCCATACTACTTGTAAGGCACGTACATATTCCGTCTTTCTTTACGGCCTGATTTTTTTGTTCACCACCAATCAATATCATTTTTCAACTATCTCTATAATTACTAGATTTTCTGGACTTGTTGTAATAGTAGGTGAAAGCTCCCCCCCCCCTTGTACTCTGCCACGGCGATATTTACTCTCAGGATAACTTACATCACAAATTCCCCCATTACACATTTCGATATATCCGCTTTTTGTTGCCTGTTTTATCCTGATTTTAAGTTCTTCATTCACTTTCGATTACACCATTCTGTGTTTCTCTGCCACTTCCAAAACCTTTACAGTCTCTTGCCATAAGAGTTTTTGCTACATCAGTACCAACCTGATCAATTCTCTTATAGTTCAACAACGCCGGTTCCTTCCGACTATTTTCTACTGATTCCACGATCTTCTCTAGCTGTGATACAGTTTGAGATTTCCTTGTATTTTGTATTGTTGACGCTCTTATCAATTGGCCATGATTGCCTGTCTGTCTGTCTGTCTGTCTGTCTGTCTGTCTGTCTGTTCTTTGTTCTGAGTATCAAGAACACCACGTGCCACCAACTGATTAATAAGCTGCTCTGCTTTTTCCGATTTCAAATAGTATTTTTCTTCAACATTAGTTTCCAGGTAATCCTTTAATTTCTTTTTCAGTGCTATAGGGTGCGGAAAAGTATATTTATAATCTTCTCCAAAGAAGCTCAACATAAAGCAACGTTCCCTGTTCTGGGCAACACCGTAATCCTTTGCATTAAGAATCTGGTATGTCGAATAAAATCCGATTGAATATAAAAATTTCAGCCATTCATCAAAATCAGGCATGAACTTATCACTGACCACCTGAGGCACATTTTCAAGTAAGAGAATATCAGGAAGTTCCATTTTGTTATCAACAAGTTCGTTTAAGATACGTTCTACTTCCCACAAAAGGGAACTACGAGTTCCAGAATCTCTACTCATTCCTTTTTGTTTTCCCGCCAATGAAAGGTCCGTGCAATTATGTGCAATAATTCCATTAGCCGTAAAAGAATGAGACTCTTCTACTTCAATATCATATACTGGTAATGTTTCTTTACTGTTATTTACGTCTCTAACCGGCACCCAAATATAACCATTTTCGTAAAAGGCTTTATCCTGTTTTTTCTTTTCAGTTTTCCATACAAGTTCATAACCTGATTTTTGATTACATAAACGCCCTTCAATAATTACTGTAGGTTTTCTTTTATTGAAATAGATTTTATAAGGTGTTTTATAAACCTTTGCAACTAATTGAGCTGTTCCAAAAATCAATTCTTTACTAATACTTGCTATTTTTCTTAATCCGTCTTTTCTTATCCAACCGTCTGCACTTAAATATCCTTCAAGAAAGCTTTCCAAATAATTTTCAGGCATATCATACATAAACCCTGGAATATGTTTATTTTCTGCACCACGTCCAAAACATTCCACAAAAAATGAAAGTTCTTTCAGCGGAACATGAATTTTCTTTACAGTTTTTTCTTCTGTTATTGAATAATTAAAACCACAATTTCTAAGATGTATTGTTATTTCTGTCTCTTCGTTTTTTGCACAGCAAATAATAATTCCACCCTGAGATCTTACCCACCCGTCTCCAACATAACGACCCATTAACCACCAAAAAGAATGATTATTAATATCAATTAATTTTGATTTTCTGTTTGATCTTCCGTCTTCCCAAACAAATTCAATCCCATTCCATTCAGGCATAATTGAATTCTGATTTATAGCTATTCCCATATAGTGATTTTTTCTAAGTTTGTTACAAGGAATCCATTCCGGATTCTTAAAGTGTCTTTCTGAACCTCTTTTTCCGTTTTCTAAACATGGATATTTCCTATACATTTCACGCACATAGAATAAATGATTTTCAGTACATTCAATTTTTGGAGCTGCCATTGTTTTTATAGTCCAAATTTCTTTCTCACCTGTTTTTTTGGAAGCTATTACTTCGTGATATAAATTATCATGAGACAAAACCTTATCACCTTCTTTCACGTCCTTAATCTGTTTCAGTCCTGAATCTGTCATTACAAGAGTATCACCTGTAAAACAAGGGAACGAATAAGTCATAATGTAGCAATACTTGTCTTTATCTGTGATTTTAAGATCTTCACCGTGGACATTTCTAATATCTGATGTTTCCCAGTTTGTACCGTGAGCGGCGTTATATGACTTTACAGCCGGAGCGTCAAATTCACACAAAAAATGATGTTCAAAGTCTACACCCATTCTTTCAAGGGCCATGGCTTGAGATCCGTAGCCCCCAAAAAGTTCTATGAGTCTGATTTTTTTATTAATACTTATTTCCGGTCTACCAAAAAGATCCAGCTGTTCCCAATTATCCATTACGCATACCTCCACTTAAACCCATAAGCCGTTTTAATTTCACCGTTACAAACTTTCCAAATCGCTTTAATTGAACTTGCTCCAAATTCCCTTGCAGCTGAACTCATAGATTTATGAAGTTTTACAACGGCTCCGGTTGTAATTTCAATCTGTTCAACGGACTTCTTATTTCCTACAACATAATTTATACAGTCTTTCTCGTTGTAGTGTTTTTTCCATTCAGCTCCATAAAGCCACTTCAAACGTTTTTGATAACAAGCTTTTTGCCGTCTTTTTTCATATTCCTTCGTCATTTTCTGACAGCTCCTGTTTTATATTTTTGGTGGTATTCTGGAAGTTTTTCATCCGTAATCATAATCCACTCTTCAACAGATTTTTTGTTCCAAACACGGCGGCCGTTTACAAGACCGTCAGGAACACCGCCCTTGCACTGAAAAAAACGATTGTTCTTAAAAGTGCTTAAAGAACATCCACCTTTAGCTTTCCACGTATCTTCTAACGTGTACCACTCTTTAATTAGTCCTGAATTTAGAATTAATTCTTTAAGTTCATTAACTGATTTTAGAATCTCAGGAATTTTCTCAACTTCTTCCAGGTTAATTTCCACACGCTACCGCCTTTCTTTTGAATCCTTCGGCCGCATTTTTATAAAAAGCTGCCAAATCCATATCTCCGTCCAAATAACGTGAGATTGCAATTGTTTCCAAACTGTCATGTCTCCACATGTAGTACTGATATAGAGTTTTGACGTTATCAGCATTAATAAGGTGTCTTACTTCACACTTCATAATCATGTGTTTTACGTCATTCATTTTGTTTCCCTCCTGGTAGAAAACATCCGGTGTTTTTAGACACCGGAAAACATAACTTATCCGTTTTTGACGGTTCGGATTAAAAATCCTATGTGCCGTACGCCGAGTTGAACGGCGTTAACTTCTCTGGTCAAAAGTTATCCCAACGGCAAACCTTTCCGCTATGGCTACAGAAAGGCAAAAAAAAAGGCAACCAATCGTCCCTATTGGCTGCCCGATTCCCCCCACGGAATTCGTCAGAAAACTGACTAAAAAAAGGGACGAATCTTTTTTAGTCATTCTCAAAATTTACCTAAAGTTCCCCTACAGATCGTCCGATAATTAATTGGACGAAAAGGACCCTTTTTCCTCAAAAAGGTTAGTCTTTTGGTTATTGCTCCAATAAATTGTTAAAGCCAGCCACGACAAACAATTTAAGGCAACCGCCGGAGACCAACCGGCTATCACATTACCTGTGATTCAGTTTGTAATTTGAATTTAAGTCTAATTAAACTTTTTGTCAATTATTTAACTAAAAAGAGTTTAATTAATCCTTTATATTCTTTTTACATTTTTCTTTTTCATAACTACTTGTAATATAAGTATTTATGCCGTTACTTATGAGGTATCATATATGGCAGAAGAAAATGAAATAACAAAAAATTATAACTCTGATGATTTTTTCGATCGGGTAAAATCATTGGTTAAGCAACACACAAGCCTGACATTGCGAGATTTCTTAGATTCTGTAGATGTGAAATATGAAAGTTATTGCACTATGCGTAAAACACGAAACTTCCCACGTTGTAATGAAGCTCAAAAAATTGCTGACGGATTAGGAGTATCACTGGACTATCTTGTTACAGGAAACACAAAAGATTCGGAAGGCAATGTCTATCCACCAGAAATAACAGAATTAATTAATGGACTAATGAGTTTGAAAGAGGATCAGAGAGATTTGCTCTTATTCACAATTTCAGGACAAATAAAATATTTCCAGGAAAGAAACAGTAAATAAAAAAGGCGGCCGTGTAGCCGCCTTATATATATATATTCTTTATCTTTATCTTATTCTTTATCTTATTCTTATTCTTTATCTTATTCTTATTCTTTATCTTATTCTTATTCTTTATCTTATTCTTATTCTTTATCTTATTCTTATTCTACAGTGGTCAT